ATGGGCAAGCATTACCCGGACTTCGAGGCCGCCACCGGCTACGGCACCGGCGCAGGGCTTTGCGGCTGGAACTGCCGTCACACCTTCTTTTCCATCTTCCCGGAGCTGGGCCCCGCACCCGCCTGGACACAGGCAGACCTGGAAGCCCTCAACGCCCGGGACATCGAGTACAACGGCGGCAGATACACCCGGTACGAGATCAGCCAGATGCAGCGTGCCAGGGAGCGCACCGTGCGCAAGTACAAGCGCCGGTATCTGGCTGAGGATGCCGCCGGGGCCGACACCACCGCCAGCGCGGTGAAGCTCCGGCAGGCCCGTCAGGAGCTGGCCGACTTTATCAGCGTCACCGGCGGCAGAGTGGACAGCGCCCGCACCAGCGTGGCAGGGTTTGGCAGGAGCGAAGCCGGGAAGGCAACGTGGGCGGCGAAAGGCTATGAAAAACAGCAGAAAGATGCTATAATCATTGAGAACCTTCGCACCGCCGCAAAGCTGCCCAAAACCGCTGCGATCCACCTGAAACCCACCGCCATCAACATTGACAGCCTTACATTTGACGATGCGCACATAAATCAGGAGCGCTCCCACAATGTCAGTGAAAAGCAGGCCAAACAGTACATCCGGGATGCAAAAATCTCTGTCACCGTCTGGAATGGCCAGTTTGAGCGATACTATGGGGCAGAAGGTTCAGCGTATGTCCGTACAGGAACAAACGAGATTCGCACAGCATTTAGCCGTGACCAATATGATGAAAACACGACTGCTTTGGTTAAGGAGATGAAAAAGAATGGCCTTCTTGGGTAATGTAGAATACAGACCGGATGAAACCGGAACCGCCGCAAGCGTCAAGTGCCCGCTGGTAGACGATTGGACAGACCCCATTGATTGCATGGAAAATCAAGCTGTCATTGACAGCTGTATTCCTGCCCGGTTCAAGGTGAAGCCCGACTGGAAGAAAATCTGTGAGACCTGCCCCTTCCGGGACTACTGATACAACCAAATACCGCAAGCGTCTTTGCTCGTTTGAGCAGGGGCGCTTTTTTCATACCGTTTTAGCTCAACTGGCAGAGCAGTGGTCTCCAAAACCACAGGCCGCAGGTTCAAACCCTGCAAACGGTGCCATCGCAGAGGGCAGTGCGTACCCTGCCCAAAGACCGATTGCTGACAGAGAACAGCGTAAACAAACTGTGGTCTGTCCCAAACGAAAGGAGTTTATCCCATGAAGCGTGAAGACGTGAAGAACAAGATCCCCGGCATTACCGAGGAGCAGCTGAACTGGATCATGGCCGAGAACGGCAACGATGTCAACCGGGAAAAGACTGCCGCCGAGCAGTACAAGACCCAGCTGGAAAACACCCAGGCTCAGCTCAAGACCGCCCAGGACGGCCTTGCCGCCTTTGACGGTAAGAAGAAGCCCGAGGAATACGAGGCAGACATTGCCAAACTCAAGGGCGATATGCAGGCACAGGCTGATGGCTTTGCCTTTGACAATGCCCTGAACACCGCCATTCTGGGAGCCAAGGGCCGCAGCGTCAAGGCGGTCCGGGCACTGCTGGATCTGGATGCCCTCAAGGGCTCCAAGGACCGTTCCACCGATATCTCCAAGGCTCTGGAAGAAGCCGCCAAGGCGAACCCCTGGGCCTTTGGCGAGGCGGCAGAGGGCGGCGCTGGTTCCGTTCACGTTTCCAGCGGCAAAGAGCACGGCACCCCGCCCGCCGGGGACGTTGATCCCGTGACCGCTGCCTTCAAGGCGATGAACCCCGATATCAACATCGAATGAGAGAAAGGATATTCTTATGGCACATGAAGCACAGGTCCGCTATTCCAATCTGGTCGACCTCAAGCTGCGCAAGACGCTGGTGAAGAAAGTCGGCGTGATCTGCAACAACCGCTACGAGGGCAGCCCCAAGGCAGGTTCCGTCAAGGTTCCCGTCCGTGACACCGAGGTGGTGGTGAACGACTACGACAAGGCCAAGGGTGCAAAGCAGACCAGCGGTGACACCACCTACCTCACCGTCAACATCGACCACGACAAAGCCGTGAATGAGATCATCGATGGTTTCGATGCAGAGAGCGTTCCCGGCAATCTGGTTGCTGACCGCCTGGACAGCGCCGGTTACTCTCTTGGCCTGCAGATGGATTCTGACGGCTCCGTGGAGCTGACCACCGCAGGCACTGCCTTCGGCAATACCACTGCCCTGACCGAAAAGACCATCTACGCCAACATCGTGGATGCACGCACTCAGCAGTCCTCCATCGGCGTGCCCACCACCGGCCGCTGGCTGCTGGTCTCCCCGGACACCTACGGCCTGCTCCTGAAGAGCCCCGAGTTCATCAAGGCTTCCGACCTGGGCGACGCGGTCGTTCAGACCGGCGCTGTGGGCAAGATCGCAGGCTACACCGTGTTCGAGGATTCCACCCTGGGCGAAAACGTGGAGTATGTGGCCGGTCATCCCAACTGGTTCGCCGTCATCGATGAGTGGGCCGTTCCCGTCCACCTGCAGGACCTCTCCGGCTCTGGCGACTTCATCGGCGCATCTGCCGTGCAGGGCCGCAAGGTCTACGCCTACAAGGTCACCAAGGGCCAGACCATTCTTGTTAAGAAGAAGGTCGCAGCATAAGGAGGCCGCCATGCTTTACTGCACCTACGAACAGTATCAGACAGCAGGAGGTGCGCTGGACGAGGCTGCCTTTGACACGCTGTGCGCCCGGGCTTCCCGGCTCATCGACCGGCACACCTTTGGCCGGGCAGAGTCCCACGCCGGGGCCTGTGCCGGGTGCACCGCCCTGCTGGCCGATGCCTGCGTCCAGATCGTCGATGCCATGAGTGCCGCACAGAGTGCCTGTGCCGTGCCCGGGGCTTCCAGCGTGTCCAATGATGGCTATTCTGTCACCTTTACCAGCGGGGCGCTTTCTGAGCGGCTTGCAGCGGAAGCGCAGGGCATCCTCTCCAACGCGCTGGGCAGCGACCCCCACGGCCTGCTGTATCGGGGGTGTTTCTGATGCAGTGCAGCGTTACCGTTGTGAACCTCATCCACGACACCGCCACTGAGACCGACCGGCCTGTCTGCCATGTCATCACCGGGTGCAGCTGGCGGGAGCAGCTGGACACCTCCGGCGGCGACCCCCAGCGGACGGTGCACATCCGGCTGCCCCCTGCGGCGGGTTACCTGCCCTATTTCCAGTGGGCAAAGCTCACGCCCGGGGAAAAGGCGGCACACTGGACGCTCAAGCGGGGCGGCAAGCTCATCTGCGGCGCTGTCCGCAGCCTGACCGAGGCCGAGTATGCCACCCTCGAGAAAACACACATCTGCTGCACGGTGGCGGCGGTCTCCGACAACCGGGAACCGCTGCTGCCGCATTTTCATGTAGAGGGGAGCTGAGAAAATGAGCAAGCCTGTTTTTGATCAGCCCTACGGCCTGCGCTACAAGGTGGACGGTGTTCAGATGCAGCTTTCCTGGCGGCCTGACTTCGGTGCCGAAAAGACTGCTGCCCTGCAAAAAGCGCAGTATGCCATGGCACAGGAAGCGGCCCGGCTCATCGACAGCTATGTTCCGCTGGACACCGGCACACTGAAAAACAGCGTTAATCAGGCCAGTAAATACGATGAAGGACTTCTGGTTTACAATACCCCCTATGCCCGGAAGCAATATTACCTCCATGCAGAGGGCACAGACCTTCGTGGAGAAACCGGATTGCGTGGCAGTTACTGGGGCCAGCGAGCCATTGCCGACATTGGCGAGCATCTTGCTCTCTACGGCGCAAGGGCCGTTACAACCTTCTGGGGAGGAATGGGGCACTTATGAGTGAAAAAGCTACGATCACTGCTATGCGTGAGTGGCTCAAGACCTGCCCGCTCATCGCAGAAGAGCAGACCGAGAACGGAGCAGCATTCCGTATCTCCGGGCTTTCCCCGGAGCCGGTGGCCGAGTTCTCCATTGAGGATTCGCCCACAGACCCGGTGGTGGACATCTATTTTTCCGGTCGGAATCTGGCCAAGAGCTACGTTTTCCTCTCCCGCCGGGAGTACAGCGAGGCCCAGAGTACCCAGATCGCCAACAGCGGCTTTTTTGAGCAGCTGACCGACTGGGTGCTTTCCCAGAATGACCGGCATGATCTGCCTCAGCTGGAAGCCCCAAAGCAGCCCCTCAGCGTATCGGTCACCGCATCGGGCTATATCGTTACCAGCAGCGCCGGAAGCTGCAAAATGCAGATGCAGCTCCGGCTCATCTACTATCAACCCAAACTTTGAAAGGAGACCATCCTATGACTGTTTCCGAAACCCTGGCCGCGCTCAAGACCAAGAAGGGCATCGTGCCCAGCGCGGACTACACCGGCACCGAAAAGGCCGATGACTTCATCTTTGCCATCCAGACTGATGCCGCCACCCAGACCAAGGAGAGCGACTGGGTCGTGTTTGCAGAGCGTGTCAAGGAGCACTCCGGTGCCCTGAATGCTTCCACCGAGGACGTGGCCTATATCCGCGCAGGTACTGTCACCGAGAAGGGTGAGACCCAGCGCACCTTCTCCCTGAACGGAAACCGCTGCGTGGGCGACCCTGCGCAGGATTTCCTGCTCTCCCACAAGATAAAGTTCGGCTCCGGCACTGAGGTGGTTTTCCCTTATATCTACTTCAGCGCAAAGACCGGCAAGGGCGAGAAGGGCACAGCTGCCTTTATTGTCACTGCCGATGCAAACGGCTCCGCCAGCAACTCCGCAGGTTTTGCCTGCGATGTGAAGGGTGTTGGCGTTCCGGCTGAGTTCGACTACCTGACCGTAGCCGCAGCAGGCTAACCCGATTTTCAATGATTCATACAGCCCTCGTTCCCGGTGAACGGGGGCCCTTTTTGTAACAGGAGGACTTCTATGATCATCAACGGCATTGAATTTGATTTTTCCACCCTGAACGCCAACGACGTGGATCGGATGCTGGCTGCACAGACCAGGCAGCAGGAACGTGCTCGGACGGAGGGCAGCCGCTACACTCCCGAGAGCGATTACCCTGCCTGGCTGCGCTTCCAGTGCCGCATCTTTATGGACTACCTGGACGAGGTTCTGGGCGAGGGTGCTTCTGAGAAACTGGGGCTGGACGGCAGCAACTTCAATGCCTGCCTGACGGTCAGCAAGGCCTTTGCCGAGGCCATGGCCGCAGAAAAGGCCAGTGTCAGCGCGCTGATCCACCCCACCGAGGAGCGGGCGCAGGTTTCGGCAGCACAGGCCATCCCTGCCCCCATGAACCGTGAGCAGCGCCGGGCCGCAGTCAAGGCACATCCCGCCGTGGTGGATTTCCGGGCACAGGAAGCGGCAAAGGCCGCCCGCCGTGCCCAGCTGAAGGCAGAGCTTGAGGCACTGGACAATGCATGACCTGCTGACGGACACCCTGCCTACCGAGTGGGAGGGCCGCGCCATCGACCCTGACTTCAGGCCCATGGTCTGGCTGCTGATCCGCACCCGCCGTGTCAAGACCAACGAGGACAGCGCCCGGCTGATTGCATCGGCCATCCCGCTCTTCTTTGTGGAGCCGATTCCGGTGGCGCAATATCCGGAAGCCTTTGAATCTCTGGTGCGCTTCTGCCAGGGCGGCGGCCCAGAGGACGAGGAACGCACCGGGACTGGCAGCGGCGACCCGCAGGACGAGCCTGTGCTGGACTACCGGTGCGATGCCGACTACATCGTGGGGGCCTTTCAGCAGGCCTACGGCATCGACCTGACTGCTGACAAGGTGCACTGGTGGCGCTTCAAAGCACTGCTGCACACCCTGCCGCCGGAAACGCCGCTGGGCAAGATCGTGGAGATCCGGGGCAAGGACACCTCCGGTATGGACAGGGCCGACCGAGACTACTACGAGACCCTGAAAGAGCGCTTCGCCCTGCCGGATGGGCTGAAGGGGGTGAAGCGGAACGAGACCCTGCAAGAGCACGAGGACGCTTTCCTCGACCGCTTCGGCTGATTCCCGCGCCCCGGTGCCCTGCCCCTTCTGCGGCAGAGCGCTGCCCGTGTGGGCGGCTCCCGAGGCCTGCGCCCACGGTTTGTGGGTAAAATGCAAAAACCCCGCATGTAAGCGGGAGGTAGAAATCAAGTTATAGCAGCCTGTGCCCCTGTGCCCGCGCTCCGATTGAGAGGTGGACACAGTGGCATTTGATTTTAGCGTTACCGGCAACACCAAGTTGGACACCAGCGGCTTCACGCAGGGTGTCAGCAGCATGACCGTCGCCGCCGGAACGCTGATAGCAGACCTGGTAAAGACGGCCAGCAGCCAGCTGACGAATCTTGCCCAGAGCACGATCCGGAACGGCTCCGTCTACGAGACATCGCTTGCCAAAGTCGGAACCATCGCCGATCTTGGCAAGCTTTCGATCCAGAAGCTGGGCAGTCAGATCACGGACATGTCCAACACCATAGGCATTGCGGCCACGGATATTGCTGAGGCTACCTACCAGGCCATCAGCGCCGGGCAGGACACGGCCAACGCTGTGGAATTTGCAGGCCAGGCAGCGAAACTAGCAACCGCCGGTTTTACCTCCACGACCTCCGCCGTGGATATCCTGACCACTGCCCTGAACGCCTACGGCTTGAGCGCCGACCAGGCGACCCACGTTTCGGATGTGCTGCTGACCACGCAGAACCTTGGCAAGACCAGCGTAGACGAACTTTCGTCCAGCATGGGCCGTGTCATCCCGCTGGCTGCTGCTTACAATGTCAGCGTAGAAAACCTGTCCAGTGGTCTGGCCGTGATGACCGCCAACGGTATCGCCACTGCCGAGGCGACAACTTACACAAAATCCATGCTGAACGAGCTGGGCGACACCGGGTCCAGCGTCGGCAAGATTTTACAGCAGCAGACCGGCAAGAGCTTTGCCCAGCTGAGTGCTGACGGCAAGAGCCTGGGCGATGTGCTGCAAGTGCTGTATGACAGCGTGGGTGGTGACAGCACCGCCTTTGCCGGGCTATGGTCCAGCGTGGAGGCCGGAACCGGCGCTCTTTCGCTGGCATCTGGCGGCGCGGACAAATTCAACGGCGTGCTGGCCCAGATGGTGGACAGTGCCGGAGCGACCGACACCGCCTACCAGACCATGACTGACACCTTCCAGCACAGCATGGAAAGCCTCCAGACAACGGCAGAGAACCTGAGTATTGACCTGTTCGAGGCCATGGAGCCGGGCCTGATGGAAGCCGCCAACTGGGGCACCGATTGCCTGAATACCCTGACGAGCGCTCTGAATGAGAGCGGCCCGGCGGCCATGCTGGACGCAGCCAGCGGAATTCTGGAAGACCTGACCGCAGGTGTTGTTCAGATGATCCCCGGACTGGCATCGGCAGCAACGCAGGTCATCACCAAGCTGGTGCAGTATCTGGCTGACCATCAGGACGAGATCTTCGATGCCGGCATCCAGCTGCTGAAACAGCTCATCATCAGCATCACCGACAACCTGCCCCAGCTGATCACAGCAGCGGCGGAGTTGATTGCCAAGTTCTCTGCCGCACTGATCTCCCATCTGCCAGATCTGCTGAACTGTGGCGCGGCCCTGCTGACCACTCTGGTAGACGGCATTCTCCGCAGCATCGAGAACCTGGGCGAAGCCGCCCTCGCCTGCATCGCAAAGCTCACCGGCGTGTGGGACGGCAGTATGGATGAGTGGGGCCACATCGGCGAGAACATCGTCACCGGCCTGCTGAACGGCATCACCGAGATGTGGGACACGCTGGTGTCCACAGTTAAGGGCAAAGTCAACGGCATGGTAAGCACCGTCAAGAACGTGCTGGGCATCCACTCGCCCTCGAAGGTGTTCACCGAGATCGGCGAAAACGTCACGCAGGGCCTTGTCAACGGCATCAACACCGGTGCACCGGCGGCAGAGCAGGCCATCCAGAACATTGCCCAGACCCTTACCAACTACGGGCCGGATTTTGCCACCGTAGGGGCTACCATCACAGAGCAGTTCCGCACCAAGCTGGACGAGGGATGGGCGCAGATCCAGTCCGACATCCAGACGGATGCGCTGGGGGCCATCGAGACGCTGGCAACGGCCCTCAAGGATGGCGACCTCGAGAGCCTGGGCCTGTGGGCCGCTTCCTACTTCTGGCAGGCCTGCACCAAGGAGCAGCAGACCCAGATCAACAGCATCGCTCTGGGGGCCCTGAACCAGCTGGGCAGCGCCCTTTCCGGCGTGTTCGGGAGCCTGAGCCAACTGGCCATGGGCCTGGTGGCGCAGTTCGTGCCCGCCGCAGCCAGCGCAACCACGGGCCAGATTGCCCTGAACACCGCCATGGACGCAAACCCCATCCTCTTTGTCATCTCCCTCATCGGGATGCTGGTGGGTGCGCTGTTGAACTTCTCCGGCAAAAACAAGGACGTGGCCAACGCTTTCCAGAATGTCTGGGCGGGCGTTGAGGACTTTATGAGCTACATCTTCGAGGGCCTGATGCGCATCGTGGCGGCGGGCATCGAGGGCTTTGTCATCCTCATCAACGGCCTCATTGGCATGTATAACTCCGTGGCGTGGCACTGGGGCGGCCATATGGATTACATCAGCAATCCAGCCTGGAACTTTGCCAACCAAATCGCCGCTGACCGCAAGGCCCGGCAGGAGGCGCGGAAAAAGCAGCAGGAAGCTGCCAACAACCCCAGCAGCTCCGGCACCTCCGCCAGCTCTCAGAAGGTCATCGAGAGCATGACCGACACCAGCAAGACCACCAATGCCGACGGCAGCACCGTGACCACCAAAGTGCTCACCGAGAAGCTGCAGGATGAGACCGGCAAGATCACCCAGCGGGTGACCAAGACCGTCACCGAGGCGGGTACCAAGCTGGTGGACGGCGTGGAGCGCTCCTACAAGACCGTGACCACCTATGTGGACGGGGTTCAGACAAAGTTGGAGCGCAGTTTGGATGACATCGCCAAGACTACCACAGGCACAAAACCCGGCTCCACCACGCCGACGGCCCCCACCCCGGACAAAGACCTGACCGACGCTGTGGAGGCCAACACCGAGGCCCTGCTGGCCGCAAACAGCAAGCTGGCCGAGATGGTGCGGCAGGCCAACAGCCTTGTCCTCAGTGACAACATGGCCATCAGCCGGTCTGTGGCCGCATCCGGCACGGCACAGGTGGCCGCAGCCGCCAACAACTACCACCGGGAGGGTGACACCAACATCATCCAAAATATCTACTCCAAGGCCCAGACGGCGGCAGACCTCCAGCGGGAAGCCCGCTGGGAAGCCGACCGGGCCAAGGCCCAGAAACGATGAAAGGAGGGCTCCACAATGCCATTCAGAAAAGACCATTTGCAGCTGGTCACGGATGCCGGGGCCACTCTCGACATCGGGTGGGCTTACGGCACGCCCTACTCCCTCGACCCCATCAATGGCGTAGACGTGGACGTGCAGACCGCACAGGGCGTGAACCAGGTGGGCGTGAGCGTGGAGCGCCAGAGCGTGGCCGGGGTGAGCCGTGAGCTCATCATCCACTGCCACAGCTCCCACGGCGATGCGGATGCGGAATTACTGCTGGAAAAGCTGCCCTATTTCACCAGCGGCACAATGTATCTTGTGGATAAATTCTTCTGCCGTTTTGTGCTTTCCAAGACCCCCTACACGAAGAGCATCCACCCCTACCCGGTGCTGGATTTCATGCTCTTCTGCCCCAAGCCCTTCTGGTACAACTTGCAGGCTCAGAGCTTCTGCATCAACGGCTTTGTGTCATCGTTCAGGCTGCCGGTGAATTACTCCAAGCCCCATCGGTTCGGCGTGCGCACCTCCGTTGGCTGGCTGAACGCGGTCAACCCCGGGGCGCTGGCGGTGCCCTTCACGGCCACCCTCAAGAGCGACGGTGCGGTGGTCAACCCGTGCGTGCTGAACATCGTCACCGGCCAGAGCATCCGCATCCTGACCACCCTGACCCCCGGGCAGGTCATCGAGATCTACCGCACCACCACCGACAAGCTGGCAGTCAAGCGGACAGAGGATGGCACGGAGGAGAACATCTTTTCTTTGCTGGATGAAGATTCTGACCTGCTGGAGCTGGCTCCGGGGGACAACTTGCTCAAGGCCACCGCCGACAGCGGCGAGACCAGCCTGCAGGTGACGGTGCGCTTTTATCCCATGGTGAGCGGTATTCTGCCGGAGGTGATCTCGTGACACTGGATGTTTTGGATGAACTGACCCTCGCCCGGCTGGGCCGGGTGGAGGTGTGGGTAAGCCTTTACTGGGACGAGCCCTACAACACCGAGGGCGAGTTCACGTTGGAGGTGCGCCCCACCGAGGAGAACCTGTCCCTGCTCCGGGAGGGCCGCTGGCTGCGCCGCAGCGACAGCGATGTGCCCATGCGCATCTGCCACCGGAGCAACGAGAACACCGACAGCAATCTGTTGGTCACCGGCTTCCCGGGGACGTGGATCTTCACAAAGCGAGCCGGTACCGCCATCGTGAAGAACGAGAACGCCGAAGCCGCCATGCGCAGGCTGGTCAGCGCAATGCAGCCATGGCCAAAGCTAGAGCTGGGCACGCTTGTGGGCTTTGACACCACCTACACTGCACAGACCTCCGGCGGCAGTATCATGGACTACCTGATGACCATCGGCGCGGCTTGTGATCTGGGCTTCCGGGTGCGGCTGGCAGGCAAAAACGCAGACAAGAAGCTGCTGTTCGAGGTCTACCGGCCCACCGCTGACCCAAACAACAGGTTCAGCACAAAGTGGGGCAACCTGCAGCAGGCTGCGTGGGCCTTTGGCGACAGCGACTACGCCAACGTTGCCATCGTGCAGGGCGCTGGCGAGGGCGAGGCCCGGGCCACCGTCACCGTGGGCTTGACCGATGCCACCGGTGCCGACCGGCGGGAGCTGTATGTGGATGCCCGGGACGTGCAGCCGGACGAGGAAAAGGGCGAGACCAGCAAGAGCCAAGCCTACCTCGAGCGGCTCATGGCCCGAGGCACCAACAAGCTGCTGGAACAGCTCCGTACCGGCTCCATTGAGTTGACCATTGATGCCGAGGGGCTCTCCCCTGGTGACGTGGCCTTTTGCACCATCCCGGAGCTGGGCTACAAGGCCACCGTCCGGGTGGCCGATGTCATCACCCAAAGCCAGAGCGACAGCACCACCCGCACCGTGCGGCTAGGCACGCCGGTCTGGCGCAAGCTAAGGAGATGATCTTTTGAGCAAAATCGTTTTATATCCCGCCAACGGCTACGACTTCGATGCCGCAGACGTGGCGGCCTACCTTGCGGGCCTCACCTCGGGTGTGTTTAGCGGAGCTGAGGACTTCCCGGTGACAGCCGCAGATGGGCTGACGGTCACCGTGGGCGCGGGCCGTGGCTGGGTGCACCCCAGCCGCTTCACCGGCTACTCCATCACCAAGCGGGAGGCCGACACCCTGGCCCTGCCGCTGGCCGACCCGTCTCTCCCCCGCATCGACCGCATCGTCATGCGCTATGATGCCGGTGCCAGAGCCGCCAGCCTGCAGGTGCTGCAGGGCACGGCATCCAGCACACCCACGGCCCCGGCCATCTCCCGCACCGAGCTGACCTACGACCTCTGTCTTGCCGAGATCGCCCGCCCGGCAGGCTCCACCAGCATCTCTACGGGCCAGATCACCGACACCCGGTTGGACGAGGCGCTCTGCGGCCTCGTGCGGGACGGTGTGACCGGCATCCCCACCGACGAGCTGCTGGCCGCTGCCAAGGAGCGCATCGCCACGCTGGAGGAGAACGCCAGCAACAGTGCTGCCGCCGCCAAGGACAGCGCGGAGGCAGCCAAGAGCAGCGAGACCAAGTCCGCCGCCAGCGAGGAGCGCGCCAAGACCAGTGAGACCGCCGCCAAGCAGGCCCTGCAGGACACGGAGACGGAGCACACCGCCGCCTTGCAGGACATCGCACGGGCCCGCACCACGGCCCTGAACGACGTGGCGGCCTCCACCAAAACGGCCACCGCTGCGGCAAACACTGCCACCCAGCAGGCCACCGCCGCTGCGGGGAGTGCTTCCACCGCCGTCACCAAGGCCGGTGAGGCATCCACCAGTGCGGGGGCGGCAAAGAACGATGCTGACCGGGCAGAGAAAGCCAGTACCAACGCGGCCAATGCGGCCACCGATGCCGTGAAGCAGGCCAAGGAAGCCGGAACCTTTGATGGTCAGTCGGCCTATGCACTGGCTGTTCAGCTGGGGTTCACCGGCAGTGAAGCCGCATGGATTGCCAGCCTGAAAGGCGCAAAGGGCGACAAAGGAAATACCGGTGCGCAGGGCCCCAGGGGTGCTACCGGCCCGCAGGGGCCGCAAGGGCCCACCGGTGCAACGGGAGCCAGAGGCGCAACAGGTGCTACCGGCCCACAAGGCCCAGCGGGTGCTTCGGCGGTAGCAGCAAGCGGCAGTAACTGGGCAAGATTTTCAGACGGAACACAGATCTGCTGGTACTCCATCAATTCAGACGGAAGCGATTATACATGGTCATTTCCGGTGGCATTTTCTAACACGGAATATTCTGTTGTTGCTTGCCCTATCTCATTGCTTTCGTTTGTTTGTAAGGACAAAAGAACGACATCATGCACACTACCTGGAACAAATGATACACTATGTCATGGCATTGCTGTTGGCCGCTGGAAGTGAGGTGAATGTAAATGGAGATCAGACCCGGAACCAAAATCCCGAAGCCGGTTATTACGCAGGAAGAGTGCGATGCCTATTCTGCCGTTGTGGATGCCATTACCGCCCACAATGCAGCGGCTGCCGTGGGCGAGACCCTGTGGAGCATGGACGACCAGCCGGGGGCCTACGTTGTGGTGGAGGCTGGCACGCAGCCAGACCCTGCCGCTGCACCGAAGCCGACCCCTACACTGGAGGAGCGGCTTGCTACGATGGAGAGCACCCAAGCAGATGCCGATGCGCTGAACGTTGACCAGGCCTACCGGCTGACCCTGCTGGAGCTGGGGATCACTGAGTAAAACCCTCTGCCAAGAGGACGATAACATTTTTAAGATGGGGCACTGCCCCGGAAAGGACAAACCTATGTTGTACCGTACCTGTAAACGCATGATCGAACGCGGCAATCTGGAGGGCATGAGCACCAAGCTGGACGTTTTCTATGCCGCAAGCAAGTTGACTGATGACGAGTACAAGGAGCTGACCGAGCTGCTGGCCGAGAAGGAGGCGCAGAATGCCCAAAACAATTCTTGACGTTTCCCGCTGGCAAGGCAGCATTGACTGGGACAAGGTCAAGGCAAGCGGCCTTGTCTCCGGCGTGATGATCCGGGCCATGGGCAACAGCAAAGAGGGCAAGCCCAGCAAGCCATACATCGACCCCTTCTTTGCCCGCAACTACGCCGAGTGCACCCGCGTAGGGCTGCCGGTGGGCGTGTACGGCTACTTCAAGGCCACCACCAAGGCACAGGCCGACAAGGAGCTGGCCCTGTTCAAGCAGGCGCTGGGCGGCAGAACGTTCCAGCTGCCGGTTGCCGTGGACATTGAGGACAAGCTGCAGGAAGCCCTGAGCAAGGCCGCCCTGACCGACATCGTGGCCCACTGCCTGAGCGTGGTGGAGAGCTGGGGCGTGTACGCCATGCTCTACACCGGCCTGAACTTCGGGCAGAACAACCTTTACATGGGTGGCGCGGCCCTCAAGCCATACGACGTATGGCTTGCGGCCTATCGCACCAAGAAGCCCGCCCCTGACTGGGCCTTCGGAATGTGGCAGTACACCAGCAGCGGCAAGATCCCCGGCATCGCCAAGGGCGCAGACCTCAGCGTGGCCTACAAGGACTATGCTGCCATCATCCAGCGGGCCGGGCTGGGGCAGGTCAGGGGGTGAGACCGATGGCAAGTTATCTGATTTCAGATGCACCATACGCACCCTGGCTCTCAGAGGTTCTAGCTACACTGGAAGAGCACAAGATCGACCGCATCACCGTAGCAGCGCCTCTGGCAGATGGTGAGGTGTTCACGGGGTACTACAACATGAGTACCCAGGACAAGGCCCTGCTGGCATCCAATATCCAAGCAGATGCCGTTCTGGATGCGGTGTGTCACAACGGACAGCGCATCCAGCAGGCGTGGGAAGATGATGAGGAGGGGTGAGACCGATGTGGCAGTTTATCACGGAGTATTGGGCCGGGTGGCTCTGTGCTCTGATCGGCGGCGCGATCCTTGCCGCCATCCCCAAGATCAAGGCCCTGTGGGACGCGGTGCTGGCCCTGCTGCACGACCGCATCTATACCGAGTGCTACCGTTTTATGGAGCTGGGGTACATCACCCGCGACGGCCTGCGCAACCTGAATTACCTCTACAAGACCTATCATGTGATGGGCGGCAACGGCACCGGTACGGAATTGTACAAGAGAGCCTGCGCTTTACCCATCCACGACTGAAGAAAGGAACTGACATTATGAACGCACACATCACTGAGAACAACACCCCCGCCATCCCCGCCGCAACCATCGCCCGCACCGTTGTGCTGGCACTGGCCCTCGTCAACCAGCTGCTGAGTGCAGCAGGCAAAAGCCCGCTGCCCATCGACAGCGCCAGCGTGGAACAGTGGGTGACGGCTGGCCTGACCACCGCTGCCGCCATCTGGGCATGGTGGGAGAATAACTCCTTCACCCCTGAGGCCATCCACGCCGATGAGCTGCTGGATCAGATGCAGGGAAAAATCAAGTAAGATCCATTACCGTACATAGCAGCAGCCCCGGGGAGCCTGATGGTTCCTCGGGGCTGTTTTCTTTTGGCATGTTTCGGCATATTCCGACGCATTCCGCATTATCCGGCACATTCTGACATTTTCCGGTTAAAGTTGGATAGAAAGGATGTGCAAACTATGCCCGATGTGAAATTTTCGGACTCCCCTGCTCAGCTGGATCAAATCCTCCGGCCGCTGGGGATTACCCGGAGCTCAAAGAATTACCGTGTTCTCTGCGAATGTGTGGCTTTGATCTGTGAGCAGGAGGACCGGCTGGAAGCTGTACAGAAGGAGATCTATACCCCCGTCTCAGACCAGCGGCGCTGCAAGTGGTCCGCCATTCAAAGTGCCGTCCGGCGTGCAGCAGAGAAAGCCTGGGCGCTGAACCCCGAGGGCGTTCAGCAACTGGCTGGCTACCCACTGACCGGTGCACCCAGCGCGGTGCAGTTCCTGGAGATGCTTTACAATGCCGTGGTGAGGGGGTAACGAAAAGGCTGCCATGCGAGTGTGATGCGTGGCAGCCTTTTTTGTTGATTTTTGCATAGTTTTCCGCAGAAAGTGGGTTTGACTGTGGGTTACAGCAAAAGAAAAACACCCAGAAACTTACGTCTCTAGGTGTTTTATCTTGGTGGAGCGAAGCAACCCAAATCCGAACCATTGCCCTCTGGGGCATCTTTGGCGGCGATTTCATCGAAAGTGATGGTTTTTGTGCCATCTTTGTAGTTGAATGTAATCAAAACTTTTTCATCATAGAGATAAACCGCATTCACGAATGTATTGATAAGCGTTTCCCGGTGGCTTTTCACGTTCGGGTCGAGCTTGCGGAACCGGGTCAGCCAGAAACGGACCTGATTTTCGCTTAACCGTGGCCGAGCGATTTTTTCTTCGGCAATCCGAATCTCAAGTTCTTTCTGCTGGGCTTCCAGCTTTTCCAAACGCGATTTGGTGGAATTGGTCAGCACACCCGCTTGGATGGCGTTCAGCATATTTTCAATGCCGTTCTCTACCTCGCGCATCTGCTTTTCCAGCAAAGGGAGAGTGGTGTTTTCCTGATCCTGCAACTCCATCACTTCCGCAACGATGGCATCAATCACGGCATCGTCCTGAATCAGCTTCATGGTTTCAGCTATGACCAAATCTTCCAGCCAC